TGTTAGCACAATGTGAATGGAAAGGTAAAAACATGACGGACGAGATATGTTCTGGTTTTTTAGCAATTAAATCGAATGCTAGAACCAAAAAAATGTTCGACATAGATACGTCCATAAATTACCCTAACGATCAGAATTTTGTAAATAAAAAACGTAATATGATAAATTACGAGATGTTACCAATTGAGTTATATCCAAACGGCAAATATTACTATGAAGAAAGAAATAAGACAAAAATAAGTCCATATCTAATTCATTTTAATTTTGTAATGTTCTCAAATAAAATTAGCAAAATAAAAACATTAAAAAAATGGTATAATTAAGTATACTATAGGTTGCACATTGTAATAACTATTTAAATGTTTGCGTATTCATAAATTATTTTTAAGTTGTCAGATGGTAATTTGCCGATCGTATTTACTTCATTCTCTGCTCCTTTTTGTTTAAACAATTCAAATAATTGCTCAACCTTTTTTTTATTACTTACATTGTGTTTTATGTCATTAGGTGAGAATAATTTGATAATTTTTTTGAGTCCCTTTTTGTCTTCTTTATTTAGAAATTTTTGAAAGTAATTCTCAAAATGTTCGTCCTCGAGGTAATTCTCAGCAAGTTGTAAGAGTTCAGTGTTTGGCATATTTAAAGTAATATTTTGAAGTTTTACACCAATACAATCTTTGTCATCCCAAAATTCTATATCGTTTTTCATTTCTGTTATAATACCTTTTAGAATATATCGGTCACGGATTAACGAAATATATTTACTTTGTGACTGAAATAAATCAGAAACAACTTTGCGTAACTTCTCGTTATTAGTAAAATCACGTAACTCTCTTTTTGATTGTTCAAGACGTTTATACAAAATGTCTTTTTTGTAAAATTGGGGATTCGTATTTTCTTCAGCATCCCAACTCCCAAATTTTTTACTCCATATAATATTCATATCAAAAACCATTGGAACATTTCCTATCCAATATGCATAGTTCTTTGATGATGTTCTTCCAGCAATAATACTTTTATAAAAGTCAATCTTAAACAACATTAAAGACTTTTTAGATAAATTCATCTGACTTTCCAAAGTATTTTCTATTTTATCAAAATAGTGACTTGACAAGATATAAAGACATAACAAATTCCATTCTGTATACGGCATGCCTTTATATTTATAATAAAGGTAAGATTTACTTAGTTCTGCTAAAACTTTCATATAGTATTTAAATTTCTGTCTAGGAGTATTACTTTCGTCGTATAAATCATTTGAACTTACTAAATACATAGAAAATTCTCGTTGAAATGGGTGTTGGAAACAATCAATAAAATTATATTTTTTAGTGGAGATCTCAGCACTGATAGAGCTTGTAATATAACTTTTTTCTATTTTATCGACAATTCTTTTGAATTTTTTTGTATTCTTTTTTAGTTTTATTATCTTATCATAATTACTAATATCATGGTCTGAAACAGGTAAACTAAATTGTAATACAATGTAAATATCTCTCAACCAGCTGTAATATGGCTCAGATGGCGGAATGTTTATTATTGGTTTGTCTAATAAAAACGACATATTGTATGTATTTTTAAAAATACTATAAAAAAACGCAATCATTTTTACAAAACAATTAATTTTAACTATATCTTTTACAAAATTCATTTCGTTTATTATAATGTTTAGGTATGGATGAATATCCATTTGAGTTGTTTAATTCTTCATAATTACCTGATATATATAACGGTTTCTCATTGTAATGATTTTTTATAAATATATTAAATGCTAAATCTTCACCATTGCCATTGTGTTCTATCAACCATTTTTTATTTTCATTAAAGTTGCTATTTAAATAATCTATAACTAGTTGTTTTTTACACATCAAAAAAGGTGTTAATATAGTATCATAATCATTCGTTTTTTTATTTATAAAAGAATAGCCAGTATTATTACAATTTCTTCTCATTGTGCCGTAAATTGTATTTTTATAATAATTTACTAATAAAACGAAATAGCTTTTTGCTATTAGATATTCACTAGGTAACATATCATCGTCTAAAAATAATACTATATTATTATTTATATATTCTACATTTGACCATCGTCTTGCAGCACCATATAATTTGTTATTTTCAAAATCTTGTATATTTTTTACCTTACTAAAATTAAATTCTTTATAATGTTGTTTACTTCCATGAGATACAATTATTTCATCTATTAGACGATAATTATTTAGTATAGGTAATGATTTATCTAAATTGTCTGGTCTATTATAACTTAATATTAAAATACTTATCTTTGGTCTTGTATTATTTATAATAAATATTAACATACTTATTAAAATAATTGTTAAGATAATTGGCAAATAACCTTTCATTATACTAATTATTTATAAAAAAATTAAGAATCTTAATTATACAACCACTTTCTGGTACATAAATTGTGCATATACGTGTAAATCGACCATCAACTTTACATTCACATGTTCCGTATTTTCCATTTTAACAATTAATTAAGTATATATTTACATCAAATTCAATTGTAAACATTCATTATAAAGCTGTTTTGCTACAGTATAATGTTTACTATCGTTAAAATACCACATTAAATGTTTTTCAAGAACAAACTTTGTACAAACTCTCGGTTTAAATTTCATTAGTTCATAATCACTAACATTCTTAAGTTCATCGTATAAATCTGATATATCCTCATGAATTTCTAATATATCTTCTCGTATTTCTGAAATATCTTTCCCCTTTTTTTGAATTTTGAGTATATCATTGTATAATTCTGTTATTTCCCTTTTAGTATATAGAGAGAATGTATCGTATACTTTATCTAACTCGTTTAATATAGCATTGACTCTTGTTATACGACTTTCAATAAACGGGTTTTGTGTAAATTCAGTAATATTACGAACGATATCTGAACCTAAAAGGGTTTCGAAAACATACAATGAGTTCAACATATTAAAACAGAATAATTATTAACAAGAAATCAATATAGTAAATATGAAGTTATTAAGAAGATATGATATATACTTGTCCTGTTTGTTTCGTAACAAAAAATTCAGAAGAAGATGATGATATCGAAAATGGTAACAACTTCATTTTTATTAATCTATCATGTAATCATCATATATGTGAAACATGTTATGTTGAGTGGCATATTAAAAAACGTGATCCTAAATGTGTTGTATGTAGACAAAAAGTTATTGTATTTACTAATTTGGAATCTCAAAAGTCATCTCTAACAATTTATTCATTATATAAACGTATTTGTATATTTTTTCTATTTGTTATACTGATTTTATTACTAATTATCTTTTTCAAACAGAAAAAAGACTTATATATTATATTGACTATTATGTGTTCTTGTGGTATATTTTTTAGTATAATTGCTATTGATAATTATATGTTAAGAATATGTCTTTCTACAAATGAATAATAAACATAAATGGTTAATTTAATAGATGTTATTTAAAAAATTGGTATACCTTTTTTCTATTGTGAATAATGTGTTTGGATTAAGTAATATATTTGTAGTAAGTCCAGAAGCAGAACATTTTAAAGCACAAGCCAAAATATTGCGAAATGAAATAAAAATTATGGAAAAAAACTTATTAAAAGAACGTAAAGAAAGAGAAAATGTAAAATTACTTGATTCTTATGGTAACTTAGAAATATTAAGTAAGAATTCAAATACAATGATTCCTTATATATTTTTAGTAAAGGTAAATGAAAAATCTAAAATGAATTTATACTGGGAACTAGAAAATTATGGTGAAGCTAGAGTCAAATTGATAGATAGAAATGGTTATATACTAGGACATGCCTTTGGAAGGTGGAAAAAAGTATCATCTAAATTTGGTATAGGTTCAAAGATAATATTATATGGAAGAGGTACGGGTTTTTCGGTGAGTTGCAAATTCACTGCAATATCTCGTATAAATAACCGCCATGCAAAACATAAATATAACCAATATTCAAATCATTTAAAGAAACTAAAGCAATATTATGGGATCATGGAGAATTACGACAAAGAAGTACTTGATTTGGACCCACCTGTAAAATTATTCCCACTCATATCGACTAAATCATTAGTATCTATATATACTCACCGTCTAAAAAATTTTTGTAGAAGAATGAGTTATATGTTCACTCATTTTTTGATTAGATCAAGAATTACTTCTATTGAAAATATTGTAAATAAATGGAAAGACATAGCATATATGTCTGTTGAAGATAAATACATAAAATTGAACAAAGAGTTTTATATAATAAAAAACTCGGGTAATATAAATCTTAGAGGGTTTGTGCCTATATCAAATACATGGGCACCAATACCAAGAAATAGATTGCAATCTTATTGTTATCTTGAGTATATTAACATTATAAAGAAAAGAACAGGTGGAAGAATAGGTGGCCGTATACATTCATTATAGTTAGCTTAGTGTTTACTAGTTATCTTGAGGTGTTGCTTCAGTTACTGTTTCAGAGTCTACAATTTTAACATCTGTAGATTCTGATTCAGCATTATTTTTTTCCGCATTTTCTTTCGCAGCGTTATTCTTGTATTCTCTTACTTGTTCCGCATAGAACATATCCCTTTGAACTTCATTTGATTTGTATTGTTTCATAAGAGTATTTAGTTCTTTTTCTAAATATTCGGATTCTTGAACATTATCAGGATTTGGATCCCATGGTAACCAATATCCTACTTGAGCAACATAAACATTATGACTCCTATCCAAACGTTGCAATACTTGTGCACGTACATCTGCTTCTTTTCGTGTATCATATACACCTCTCACTTTCAATCCACGAACACATGTGCTTCCACCAATGACTTCTTTAAATTTATCTGTGACTTCCTGTTCTTTAAGTGCTATGAAATCATCATATTTGTTCTCTAAGTTCTCAATATCTGGTAAATTAAGATAGTTAAAAAATTCTTTAACAAAAAACACCTCTTTTTTTTGTAACACCTTTTCAGGTGAAAGAAATGATAAACAGCAATATGATTGACCCGGGATTGGTTTATCCTCGTCTAAGAAATCTTCTACAGGTGCTGCATTATCAACCGTTTCATTACCATTGGAAGTAAACTCCATATAATATTTTTTTACATATTACACTTAAGTGATTTTGTTTGGAAAGAATTCCATGTTACAGGTGCCATTCTTGTTTTTTTTCCAGATGGATGATTTTCATCGAATTCGTATTCTACGCGAGTTGTTGGACCATTGTACTTCCATTTAATTCCTGTTATTTTAGTTGTCATGTAATCGTCCCATTTTGAACCTGTAAAAGCTTCAATACTAAACAATTGTTTGTTAGTGAAGTATATTCCCATTACTATTATTATGACGAGAGCTATTTGAATGAAAATTGTTAGATTCATAATTAGATGACGCAAACATTTTTTTAGTAAGTAATCGATTTAATTCCTTTAAAAAATACTTTTTGGAATGTTCATGACATCTTACTATTTTTGATGCTTTTGAAAAATTAAACCACCTTATTTGACTTATTTCTCTAACTTGACTTGTATTATTTGTATCCAAATACGCATCACATTTACCATCTACGAATGCTATATAAAAACGGTTATTATATTTATGTCCATTCGTACCTATAAATTCCTCTTCAAATGGCTTTATAGACATATCAATCTTGTAAGATTCAGGTCTCACCATTGTTTCTTCATATAATTCTCTTTTGGCACATTCGATAGAATCTTCGTTCGTATTTATTCTTCCCTTTGGAAACCCCCATTCAGGATATTTCCATAGACAAGGTAATTTAGATTCTAAATAAATAATTTTATCTTTAGATCTATCAAATTTACTTTTTACTTGATCATAGAACACACCCTCGGGTTTTCGGGTTTTAACATACAATCGTTCCCACATATTCTTATAATCACCACTTCTAACAGTATTTCTTTCAGTAAAAGTCATGTTTAGAATAAGTTGCATAACATATTGCATATCATTCTCTTTGTATTTACCTAAAACAAAATCAACAAAAGAAAAAGTATTTCTACGACACACCATTAAATATTCATATTGATCAAGGTTTCTTCTTACTAATACAATTCCGTAACTTCTTATTGCTTTCCAAGTATTCTTAGGAGCTCTAGTATTCATTTCCGACATTTTTTTTATTGGTCTATAAATTATTTTGGGTTATTACTTTTAAGCAATATTGTTTGTTTTAAAAAAAATAATTAATTGAAATATTATGCGTTTTTTATCTAACTATCAAAATCAAATCCGATATCATCACAATATTCCTCCGTATTTTTAGGTACTTCGGGTATATCACTCAATTTTGTTTTGATTTTGTTACGGTTGTAATATTTTCTAGATTGTGCTAAATACTTACTAAATTTCTCTTCATCTAATTGAATATCAACGACACCGGTTCCACATGGTGGTACTTGTCCAAGCATAATATTCCCAGATACACCTTCTAGATTATCATAATCCGCAAATATAGCCGCTTTGTAGAGTTGTTGGTCTGCTTCTTCAAAAGAACATTTCGCAAGAGGACCTGCTTCTGTTAATTTCATTCCATTTCTATCAATTGATATTAACCCTCCACGATATGTCATCATATCAACAAGCATACTTACATGCCGTCTATCTACATTTGAAGCATCATCAATGACTTCAAGAATTTCCCGTATTAATAATGTTCTCACAGCCTCAACACCTAATACATTATATGTCTCATGAATATCATTTGATATAAGTCTTGAACTATCTACAGCAGGATGTGTTATTACATCTAAGAAGTTAGACCCATCTGTATCAAGAATCCATTCATTTACTTGTTCAAATTTACCAGATTCATTAATAAAACCACCCCTTTTATCACATCGAAGCATTGCGTTCTGAATATCCGCCACACCTTTGATAACAACTGTATCTAACATTGTATTCTCAATCATTCTAAGGCTTTGTGAAGTATCTTCAACTTCTCCCTTTTTATTAGCGAACTTGATTCTTATTCTCATAATCAATTCATTTGAATTATCATCCGTGTAAATACAATGAATATCTTGCTTAAAGAAAGATGTAATTGTGTAGAATATATCTTCCATTTCAAGATTTTTAGATAATATCTTCTTCTTGTCGAACTTCAATCTCATAAGCCATTTAGATAAGATTAAATCATCAGAAGATACAAGTTCTTCAAATTCTTTATAAAAGTCAATTAATTTTTGATCAGAATCATTCACACGTGTTTTCGAATCATCTGGGTCGAAATATATTGATGTTTCCAATACAATATCTCTCAATAAAGTTAATTCTAATTCTGAACCAATTTTTTGTGTCATCTCCTTATCATATTTGTATGGTTCATTCAAATAAACCGTTAATGATGGATTTTTAGGTGATTTACTCAAATGAAATAGTTCTTGCAACCTAGGAACACCCCTTGTAACATTTGATTTTGACAATACACCTGCTTGGTGAAACGTATTCAATGTTAATTGTGTACAAGGTTCTCCTAAACTTTGAGCAGCAATAGGTCCAACCGCTTCACCTGGTTCTGCACGACTAGAACGGTATTTACTTTCAAGTAGTTCTATGAATTTGTAGAATGATTCCTTTGATAATCTACGATTACATATTAATTCTTTAGGTCCTGCAACACAATAAATGAGAAATTTAAGCATCCAATTTCCAGGATTTAATGAAGACATTGAACATCTTTTTAGTAGTTCATCGTATTCATCTAAAATAGTAATAGGATCCAAATCAGTTGAGAATTTCTTATCATATGGAATGTAATCCAAAAGTCTTTTCACATTTATAGATTGTGAAATATCCGATTCTGGGGCTCCTTGTGAGATATCTTCAATGTAATATCTTCTCATTTCTATGAATGTATCCAAATAAGATTTGAGTCTGTCTTTTACACCCGATTTTGACATCTTTTTAGCAGTTTTAGAATTCAAACATTTTAGCCATGAATCTTCCAATTCAAAACCATAATTTAAATTAATCTCATCAATACTCATATTCAATATATCAATTCCTTGATGTTCAATTGTAGAACCTTCAGCACCATCGTCTCCATAAATGAACTGCACAATATTAGAATTCGCATCTTTTACAGAATAACTCCATGATACTATCATATCTTCTAGTGCTTTCATTAGTTTTCTTTGAATATAACCAGTACTTGATGTTTTTACAGCAGTATCAATAAGACCTTCTCTACCACCCATTGCATGAAAGAAATACTCAAGGGGATTCAATCCTTCTTTGAATGAACCCTGTACAAACCCTCTACTTTCTGCACCATCACTGAATTGTACGAAATGAGGCAGTGTCCTATTTGAATAGCCATAAGGTACTCGTTTCCCATCAATATCCTGTGGCCCTAAACATGCCGTCATTTGCGATAAATTAATCAATTTCCCCTTGGAACCAGAATTAACCATATTCATGAATCTGTTTTCTCTTGATAAACATCTTTCCTTTAACATGTTACCAGCAGAATTTCTAGCACCATTCAATTGCATATTCACTTTCTGTTCAAATGTCTCTTGATTTGAATCAGAACTTAAATTTTCAAACATATTCAAATGAATTGTCTTTATCGTTTTCTCTACTTCTAATTTCGTTTGATTAATTTTGGCTTCTATATCATTTGATAGTTTAGAATCTAAAATTAAATCCTTAATTCCTACACTAAACATATTTTTCATAAGATACGCTCTGATTATATGTTGTGTGTTGTTAAAGAATTCTAAACAAGCCTTTGGTCCTAAATCACGAAATATAATATGAATTAATTTACCAAAGACTTTCTTATCAAATGTACCCGATAAGATTTTTCCATTTTGAATGACAACTTTTTCGTCTATCTTGTTGTACATTTTAATACTAATATTTTCTGGGATAGCATATGACAATACTTCTATACCCGAAAATATTTTGTTAACATCTGGATTATTTTTAACAAAATCACCGGCATATGTTTTATTCCATGCCAATAATTTCATCATTTCAGCATGTGTAAATGCTTTTTCATTCATTGTTAATAAATGACTACCAACAACTGCATCCTGTACAAAAGATATAATAGGAGCATTT